TGTCAGACAAAATGTAACGAATGTCTTGAAATCTGCTCCTAGTCTTGACCTGAACGATTTTACTAAAGGCCCATAGAGCCCTCGACCGTGACTGGCTCGATACATATACATAGCCGAATGGAATAGAGCCAAGAAGTAACTCATCATTGGGTTGGTTGACCGTTCTCCTCCCGCCACTGCTGTTGAAAATATGGCTCCTATATTAGTTCTCATAGATGGAAATATATGGGACGAATGTGGAAATAAACGTGAATGGAACTTGAGCGCAGTTGGCCTATAGACCCCGTTGACGTAAATGTCTTTTGAGTAGGTGATGACGCTGGTGGACTCTAAACACTCCTCTGGCTTCACCTCTTGGTTGACTTTACTACACTGGATCGACACCCGGGACGTGATCTCTTTACTTAACCTCAGTAGTGTATCATGAGACGATTCGTGAGTGATCCGCTGTGTCATTACTGACAAGATTTGATTATCTCCCTGACCGAGCAAAATATAACTTATCGGCAAGTCCTCAAGCGCCAGAGCTACCATAGCATAGGTACATATAGTCCACAGTTTCTGACATATACCTTCAAACCCTCCCAGGTGATTGTACCACAACAGGTCAGATTCCGGAGGATGTTCTAGATGAACATCAGTAGGCCGGAGGTCGTTAACTCTAACTAGTATGAGAGCCTCGGAAAAGAACTCATGACAGAAGTCAAATATACCTTCGACACCGAACATATCATTGAGTGACCATGCGACAGGGTTGACCGCTGCAGACCGCCATCTTAAGTTCCATCGGCTAAGGTCAATCTCAATGAATAAGCGCAAATTCTCCTCGTTTGATAAAGGACGAGTTATCTCAAGGAACTGACGGCTGATCTCGTTTCGGCTTTTAGTCATGGTCTGCTGAGGCAGATGGGGAAATATATGATCGGCTATATTGGCCTCAGTCAACGCAAAGAAAATCCGAATCTCGAATACGAGCATGCTAAACATTCGAGGAGCCAACTTGAATTCCCGCTCTTTTGGGTGTAACGCGACTACAAACCAATCCAATGGTACTTCTCGTCTGACTACTAAGTTTACTATCTGTTTTAAAGAGAACTCGTTCCGTTCTATGAGCTCGAGCAGGAGCCGTCGATGAGACTTCTCA